GGACTGTATCCCTATGGGATGCAAGGGATTTCTCGAAAAAAGAAGTCACAAAAGTTTGCGCGGTTCCCACGTCTCGGCCGCCAGCGCCTCGGCAAAGGCCCGCACCAGTGAAACGACAGTGGGATCGTCCGTGAAGCCCCGCAGAACCATCCGGGCGTCCGGACCGCGGGCCGGGTCTGGGTCGATCACAATTTCCGGCACCTGGCCCGCCCAACCGCTCCCCAGGAACACAAGGCTATACCCTCGATCCAACCATCGCTGCTCGGAATCAAACATCACCGGCCGTCCATCTAACACGATCGCCAGGGCCGGCCGCGATCGCGACTCGCTGGCCGGCGACACTTGCCGCCCTTGCAGGTTGACCCAACACCACTCGGCCGCCGACACCTTCATGTGTCGCTCCCTTAGTGCCCGATATGCTTACGGTGTACCTTGATCCACCGCGACGGAAAGGATCGGAACGGCGGGGGCGGTATCATGTCCCTGTAAACTTCGCCGGAGTTCCAGCCCCAACCCTTGTCGGGGCCGGGGTGTACGGTCTGCCCGTCGATCGACACTTCATCGGGCGGGGGTTCCTCTACGGTCAAATCCGATTCGTGGTCGTATATCTCGATGGCTTGGCACCGGCAATTGAACCCGTTTGGCGGCCAGAGTTGCGACCACCGCGGATCGTCTTTGGCCAGGCGTACGCCGTCCAGGGAATAGTGATTCGGCCGTACCCGATCGTCGCCGGCCGTTACATATTCCCATCCCCATAGGATTTCGTCAATGTCCGGGTCGTCTTTGGTGGCGTTCCACTGGCCCGCCGAGTACGCTTCCTGTATCTGTGTTCTGTAAAGTGTTTCGACAAGATGCGGCTTCATCGGGCCCACACCGGCCGCCGCCAGCCGTTCCCGCAACACCCGCGTACCCTCGGCGACATGGTAGCCCGCCGCCGCGATTTCTCGGACAGCGTTTTGGGCCGCCGCCTCGGCGACCATACTCATGCCCCGCGTAACCTCGATCGCCGTGGGGCCGTACTTTTCCCGCAGGGCCGCCACCGCGGCTGGGTCCAGGTTCAGCCGACGCTTGAGGAAGTCCTGCGCCGCATCGAACCCCGCCGCCATGGCCCGCGAACGCTGACGCTGTAGCCCAGCCACAACAACCGCCGTTCTCATACGGGCGGTCAGGTGGGCCGTGGTCATGCCGTCCTGTACGATCTCCGCGGCGCCTGCCAGGGCGTTCCGCACGGCCAGGGCGACGTCGCCATGGTCCCGGTACGCCGACAGGGCCGCGACAACCAGCCGCCGGGCGACAGGCCGTAGCAGCGCCATGCCCTGTCGCGTCACCCGCAGGCGATCCGCCGCCATCTGCGCCAACCGCTCTTTTGCGTAGGGCCGCATTATCGCCGCCTGCTCCGGGGGGCCGCGAACCGCCCCAGCACCCGATGGGCTCGCCGCAAAATTCGGGCCGCCTTTGCCGCCGATTCCCCGTTGTCGGCATCGTCCCCGTCGTCAGCATCGTCGGCATCATCAGCATCGTCGGCCGAGTCGGCCGGCGGGGTCGGGGTAGCCCACGGGGCCGCCAGCACGTCCTCGAGATCCGCAGCCTTGGGCAACGCCGCCGCGTCCAGTATGGCGTCCACGTCCAGCATCCCCAGGAAAAGATCGACATTTTGCGGGTTTGTCAATACGTCCTTGACAAGCCCCCGCAAGAAGTTTTGTGCGTCGGCCGTCAGCCGTTCCGGCGTCAGCCAGATCGAACCCTTGGCCGCCGGCCCAAAGTTCAACACCAGAAGGGGCGTCAGCAGGTCCAGGTTGATCGACTCCACCAGTTCCATCAGGAGCAACTCGGCAACCGCCAGCCCCAGGCTCGCGTGCGTTTCAGCCTCGGCCTTGGTCCCGTACTGGCCTTCCGCTACGCTTCGCTCGGGCGTCAGCCATCCCCGAAACATTTGCGTCTCTGCATGCCTTGCGATTTCCACCAGTTCAGCCCCGTGGGCCGTCTTGACTTCCAAGAACTCGATGATCCAGGCCCGCAATTGCGACACGTCCACGCCGGCCCGCATCAGGTCGCTGGCGTACGCCGCTAGGGCGTTCGGCATGACAACGCCGTTGCCCAGGCCCAGGTTGGCCGCAACACTCTTTGCCATGTCGAAGTTTGACACCGTTTTGCCGGTCTGATCCAGCGACTCGCCGGGCGGAAATTGAATCAGGGGCAGGATACCGGCCGCCTTGGTAACGTACTGGCCCATCTTTCGGCCGACCTCGCGCCAGTCGCTCCACTCTTGCCGACAGTTCTCGTGGCGCGGCCGCCCGTACGGATCGCCGGCCTCACCATCATAGGTGTAGATAAAACACTTTTCGGGGGGCACCACCACGCCATCCTGGCGGAAGCCGCCAAACGCCCCGGTGTCTTTGTCCACCTGAATGACCGTCTTGTCGGGCAGAAGCGGCTTGATCTTTTCATATATCAACTTGCCGCCACGGACGCCCCAAACCTTCTCGAACGCCGCGAATCCGTAGTCCAGGGCAAAGAGCATGTCCCGTAGTAGTCGGAACCACAACGGATCAATGATCTCTTGCACAAAGGTCAACCACGCCGCGGGCGTCCCTTTTTTCGCTTCCCAACTGTACGCCGCGGCCCGCACGGGGGCCGTGGCCGCGATCCGGGCCATGGCGATCGTCGGGTTGCCCCGCATCAGCCGATAGACGCCGAACGTACCCGCCGGCGGGGCACGGAAACCCTGCGATACCGACTCGAACCCGGCCACACCACCGCGGGCCGCCTGGGGCCGCGTGATCTCGCCCGGCTTCGGGGTTGCGATCTTGTCTGTCCGATCCGTGTCCTTTGCCATGGGCCCACTCCCTTATGCGATCGCCACGATCCCGATTCGGGCCGCCGGCGTCTGCCGCCGAACCCGCACGGGCCGCAGGAACGCGATTCGATAACCCTCTGCATCGCTCGCGTGACTCAACAGTGTGTCAGACTTATTTATGGCTCCATATTCGTTACGCCGCAAGGTTCGCAAGTCCTCGATCAGCCGCTTGCATCGCGGGTGACAACACCACCGAACTCGACCCTGCACGTCCGCCATGGCCACGTTGAACGCCATCACCCGGTCAACCACCAGGGGGTTCGACGGCGGCACCCGAACCTGGAACGGCATTTTAAGCAACCCCAACCCTTCCATCAAGACCTGATAACAACTTTCGCCGGTCGCCGCGTTTTGACTGCGCCCCGTGGCGTCCCCGAAAACGTGTATCTCCGGGAACCTCAACCCGTCCTTGGCCAGCCGCCCAACCATATTGTGCAATTCCCGAACGAGGCCGACGGTGTCCATTCGCGGCTCGTGTATCTCATGCACAACCGTAAACAACTCACCATCCCCCCAAGGGGCCGTGTGACCTGCCAACCCCGACGCTTCCATGGCCACTCGATCGGTAGCCGCGAATACCTGCCCGATTTCGCCGTGCATGCCGGGGGCGATGTTGAAGTCGAGGCAGACGTGCAACACCCGGCCGGTTACAAGCCGCAACCCCTCGAACGTGTGCCGCGTTCTATCGAACGCCCCGTACACCGTCGCCCCTCGAAGGTTGACGGCCCCGCCATCCAAGTATTGCGATGCAAGGTTGGCGGGCAGGTTTTCTCGTTGCTCGGAGTCGAACGCGCGGGCCGACGGGTTCTCGTTTGTCTTGGCCCTGTAAAGTGCATAACCCCGCCGGCCGGCATGGAATACCTCAAAGACCCTCGTAGCGTCACCCTCATTTGTGTAGGTGTAGATAATTTGCAGCACCTTGGCCGCAGGATCGCGGACACGCCCGGTCAATTGCAGCAAAGGGTCCTTAAGGGGATCGTTGCGATCCTCGGGCCACCGCGCCGCTTCATCGCCCCAGGCATACCCCACCTGCCAGCCCGTGATCAAGTCGGCCCGTTCCGCCGATCGGAGCAAAATCAGGCTGGGGCGCCGGCGGGTTCCCAAGTCGGGCAGCACGATCTCCGAGTTTTTCAGCCGTACGACGTGTCGCAACCCGGCCTCGTCCATCGCTTCTTCCAGGGCCGGCAGGTTGGTATCATAAATGTTTCGATAAGTCTGTCCAACAACCACTGACTTTACATAGGTCGGCTCGTTCCCTCGAAAGGCATTGGCGATATGGGCTGTGAGCAACTTCCTGGCCCCGGCCCACGTCTTGCCAGACATCCAGCCGCCCTCTAGGGCCACACGGGGGTTGTGCCAGTCGGCCACAAAGTCGGCTTGGCCGCCGATGTTGGGAACGGAAACGCCGCTCTCGATGATTCCCACGTCCGCCATGTTTTACCGCTCCCTGTATAGGCCGAAACATCTACAGGCGTCGAAGAAAAGGCCGCGCTCTACCGTTCAAGATTTGGCCACTGTGGCCACATTGCCCGCCCGGCCGTTGCCCCACCTTACCCAGCCCCCCAGGGCCGCCGTGGTCTGTTTTAGCCGTTTGCGCCCCCAGGCTACACCACGCCTCCCGCTACGGTTGTAGGCTGGGGCCGCTACGGTAGCCCCCGGCTACGCAGGGGCGGTCCAGACTGCCCAGGGCCGCCCCCTCGGTTTGCGGCCCGTACGCGCAAGCGTAGCGATCCCCACCGATCCTCACGTTCCCCCCCTGTCCGCCGGCGGCACGTCGCCCGGTACGTCGTCAGGATCGTCGGCATCATAGCCGGCACTCCCCAGGCCCTCGGGCACGGCGAACGGCGTTCGGACAAAACGCGGGGCGTCATCTTCCAGGTCATCGTCTCTCGGCCGCGGGGCCACGCGATCCAACACGGTTTTAGTGATGAAAATACCAACGCGGTCGGGCACATGCCGCTCCCCATGAGGCTTACCAGACAACCACATGAGCATCTTGTCGGCAAGCAGTTTGACCAGGTAGTCTTTCCGCTCGTTGTCGGTGCCCTCGACACGCTGCATCAGGTATTGGCTGAGTTCGTCGATGATCCGAGGCCGTCGCCGGCCGCCCGCCGGATTGCCGCTCTGGCCCGGCTGAAACGGGTGTAGGTTTTTTTGCGAGTTGGGGTTCTGGCCTCGCCGGCTGCCGTCCCTCGACACCCGGCCGGCTCTCTGTGGTTTTTTCTGCTGCGCAGAGACAAGGGGCGGGGGTCCCTGTCCTTCGGCCTTTGTCTGCTTGCCCCGCGTCATGGCGTCTCGCCCCCAAGCCCCAGGGCCTTCTTGAGTTTTCGCCCCAGCCGTTCCAGGGTCGCCGTTGGTGTGTATGATTCAACATACCACGTTGGCAACCGTTCGCCGATCTTATACTCTCGCAAGTACGGGTCAAGGTCAAACTGTGTTTGAATCGCCCGGACCCGGTCGGCGTTGCTCATTGACGCAAGGCGATGGCTAAAACAGATCGCGGAAATCAAGGGATCGGTTGTCTCGATTGCCCGCTCCACCACCATACTCATCAGGTGAGGATAAGGCCCTTCTTGAAAAAGGGCGTACCCCGCCCGCAGCCGGTCGGACTCGATGATCTTCTTATTGGCCCATGCGTTCCAGTTGAAATCAAGGTTGGCCGGCAGCCACTGAGCGGGCGTCAAGGGCGACGGCCGGAAGGGCGAAACATGCAGCGTGAATGATACCATCTTACCCGGCACGTCCAGGCCAAAGATCAAGTCCTCGAACTCCTGCCGATCGGCGTCGGTTTCGGTCGGATAAGACCCGATCATATACAGAAGCAACCACACGCTCTTACCTTGCCATTCCAGCGACAGACGGCGCACGGTGTCCCGCACAAACTCGTTGGAATTGGGCTTGTTGAACGCGGCCCG